ATGCGCCTCTTTTGTCTCTCGATAGGTGCGAGGCAGTCTGTCGGCAATGTCTGCACACGCCTCACGCTCACGCTCAATGGCTAACTTAACCAAAGCAACCAAGTGCGGGGTTGATACAGTCCACGTCGTGTAGTGCTTGTTCTCTTGAATCACCTTGTGCAACGCCTCTAGAATTTCATCTTGTGTCATAACTCCCCTCCTGATTCTGCCCATCGCACCGCCTTGTGTGCCAAAAACAAACCTTCTGCACAAGTTAATCTTGATGAGCGTACATAAATTTCTCCGTCTCTGTAACCAATGATAATTACGTCTGTTAAATCACCGTCTTCAGCGTCTACTAGTGCAGAAGCAAGGGCTTGTTCTGCGGTCATGTTCGTGCTTGGCGGTAATCGTAATAAGTTGCTCATGCTTTCTCCTTCATGTCCCACCATGCGTCAGCGGCTTTCTTGACCATCTCTTTGTCGTACCCTTTTTCCCACAGAAACTTCATGATGATTGCAAGGGCTTGTGTTCTAAGCGCATTGACTTGTTGTTGGATTGCATTGATTTCATCTTGTGTCATGTTCTCTCCCTGTTGTTAAAAATTATCAACGAATTTAATTGCGTCTTCCATTCCATACAAAATGGTAACGGGGACACCAAAGTCGTTGTAACGTTGGCCTTGTCGGGTATCTTCCCAACTTGTTTTGTGCTTAATAGCACTGCGTTTAACCTCAATAATGTGGCTCAAAGAGCCACCATTAAATACTGCAATGTCAAATCTGACGTAGGCTTTATCCTTGTACCTCGTCTTTACCTCCCCCCTTGCGTTGATCCCCATGCTTCGTAACCTATTCCACACATACGCCTGTATTTCAAACTCCGTATGATCCGTAGGTTCTTTCACATCATCCCGTCTGTGTTTCATATTTCCCCTTTGGTGAATGTTTGAACAAAGCACAGCCTTACCGTGGTCAAAACCAAGGTTCGCTCTGTGCTGTGATTTCCCCTTCGGAGCCATGTCATCACCTCGCACCAACCCAGACTATTTCAACCACCGCGCTCTAGGTATTCGCCCACGCTCCCTGCTTTGGCTTGCTCGTGTAACAGGGTTATTTAACAGGCGACCACTGACGTACCGCATCGCTTGCGAGTTGTCGTAGAGGGAGGAGGAGGAACTAGAACGGCTCACATGAAGCAGTGTCTTTTCAACGTTTACCCTTGAAAGGAGGTATGTAATGGCGCTAACCCATTACCCGTTCTAGTTCCAAAAACAGAAAAGCCACTTACAACTGCCCCGTAGTGGAGCCCTTTTTACGGGGCGAGGCAGATGTAAATGGCTTCAAAGTCGCTGTCCACTACGACAACGATTTAATTATAAGCACAGTTTTTCAAATCGTGTCAAGGGGTATCAAAAAATATTTATTCACCCTAGCCGGTTAGCGAACGCAAGCGACCGCAAGCGACCGCAAGCGACCGTTATCGGACTGTTTAAACATCTACGCCGGGAATCCAGCACGCCCCGGCGAAATCGTTTAAACTCCAACATGAACCTCGCAGTTGCATGTTTGGTTCTCTCCTCCCCTTAACTGGGTTAACCCTGCTTGGTTCGCTTCGCAGGGTTTTTTTTCGGGGCTACCTCGGGGATCTTCTCTACGATGATCTCTGCCCGTGGGTTGTCAGGGTCAAGCCCCCAGTAACAATGACGCTCTTTGACCTGTCGGTCGTTTGCATATATCAAGCCCTGCATCAGATCAAGGATCAGGCTTTCATCAAGGTCAGGTCTACGAGAGGCGTAATAAATATGCAGAGTAACTCGCAGATCCCCCGTCATTAGTGTAGAGAGCGGCTTGCACTGTTGCTTAAAAACATCAGAGTAAGTTAATGCTTTCTTAGACTTAATCAGTCTAGACATACCACCGTAGTGAACAACCCTCCGAGAGTTTGCTTTAGAAGCTGGCTCACCAAAAATAATTTGTGATAGTGCTTGCAATTCTGTTGTAACATCGCTATTATCTAGTTCCGGCTTCATAAAAACCTCAAGGAGAGTAAATGAAAATTACCAACAAACAAGGCTTACCCGCACCGTTAGTGGCTTTGCTTGCGAGAGAGTACTACAGTAAGGGTGCATCCCAGTATAGCGTAACCGAGTTGATGTCACCACCAAAGATTCGCAGAATGCGAGAACAGTTTGATGAAGAGATCGAGACGGATGTAACTAAGTTGATCGCTTCACAGCTTGGCACATTCATGCACGGCAAGCTTGAGGGCAAGGTCATTGAGGGCTACACCAACGAGGAACGTATCTTTCATTCCATTGATGGCGTGACGATCAGCGGTGCTATCGATCTGCAACAGCAGACCCCTGACGGGATCGTGATCATTGACTACAAGTTTGTTAAGGCTTGGTCAGTCATGCAGAACAAGGAAGACTGGGTCACCCAGTTGAACATCTACAAATGGTTGGTTGAGACAGTCAAGAAGCAGAAGGTCTGCGGTCTAAAGATCTGCGCCATCATCAAGGACTACACCCCGCACTCAAACCAAGAGGGCTACCCCGAGGCTGAGGCAGTGATGATTGACATTCCCCTGTGGGATTCAGTCAAGACAGAGACGTATGTACGCACCCGCTTGGAGATGCACCGCACCGCCAAGCAAGCACAAGAATTCGGAGAGGAGATACAGCCCTGTACCGATGAAGAAAGATGGATGAGCGAGACCATCTATGCAGTGAAGAGAGAGGGACGCAAGACTGCGATCCGTGTTTTTAAATCAATAGAAGAGGCCAATGAATTGGCAGAAAAGGAAAAAGGCTATGTCGAGGAAAGAAAAGGCGAACCCAAGCGATGCACCGGAGACTTCTGCGGAGTCAGCAAATGGTGTAAACAATACCAAGGAGAACTCAATGTCACCCCGTGATTTACTCAAGATCAACGTCAATGATCACACCGAGAAGAAGAACGGCCTGACGTACCTGTCATGGGCGTGGGCATGGGCTGAGGTTCTGAAGGTTGATTCAGCCGCCACATTTGAGGTGCAGACCTTTCACAACAAAGATGGCGTAGAGATGCCGTACATGGATGTCAATGGCACAGGCATGGTATGGGTCACCGTCACCGTCTTTAACAAGCCTATGACCTGTATGTTGCCAGTGATGAACCATCGGAACCAACCGATTCAGAACCCTGACGCATTCCAAGTTAATACAGCCATCATGCGATGCATGACCAAAGCTGTTGCGCTCCACGGCCTTTCGCTTTATATCTATGCGGGTGAGGACTTGCCGGAGGATGACGAGAAAACCGCTCCTAGCACGGGCACGACAGCTCCTATGGGCGAACTGACACGCAAGGAAGATGGCCCTAAGTACGAGAAGATTATTACCAAGACTGCCAAGAAGTCTATTGAGCCTACAGGTTGGGACAACTCAGACGCAAGTCGCAAACTGTTCGCAGACGGAATGATTGAGTGGACGACCCACTGCACCACAGTAGCCGGTTTAAACAGCTACTGGAAGAGCAACGAACTTCAGCTTGATTCGCTGAAGGAAACGCACCCTCCTCTGTACGAGGAGGTTTTAACCCGCTTCAAGACATTGAAGCAACAACTTACGGAGAAACCAAATGAGTGATTACGAAGCAAAGCCCGACACAGGATCCCTGTTCGCTACCCAAAGCAAGAAGACCCCCAAGTCTCCTGACTACTGGGGAACGATTGCCATCAACATGAAAGACCTGACCAACGTCAAGACCGAGAACGGCCTGACAGTGGTGAAGCTTTCCGGTTGGAAGAAGGTTGCCAAGAACGGTAAGACCTACCTGTCTCTTGCAATCGACCGTTACGTTCCACAACAACAAGGCGGTGTCCGTCAGGAAAACCAAGCCCAAGAGTTCCCCGCTGATGATAGCGATATTCCATTTTGAGGAGAGAAAAACATGACAACAATTGCAAAACAAATCCGTGAATACAAAGCCGCCAATCCCAACGCTACCAACAAAGAGATTGGAAAGGCATTGAAGACTAGCCCCGTCTATGTCTATCAAGTTCTATCGGGTTATACAAAGCCAAAAAAAGAGAAGCCAGTAGTTCCCTCAGAAGGACAAAAGGTTTTGCAAAACGAGATTAAGCGTTTACACAACGCAATCGAGCGCTGGGAAAGCCTGAGCAAGTTCCAAGAAGCAAAGATCAGTGTTCAAGCTCAACAGATCAAAGCCCTCAAAGAACACCACGCAGGTCTTGAGTACGTGATCTCTTACCTTGAGTCCCGTGTTGGCATCGAGAAAAAAGAAGATGGCGCTACAGTTTGAAGCCCGTAAGGTGGCGTTAAAGCAAGACCGTACAGGTTTTATTTTGACGCTCTCTCTGCACCCTGACGAAGTACCGGAAGAGATTCTGCGTGACTTTGTTGGGGCGAGGTATGCCTGTGCGGTGGTTCGCATCCAAGATG